GCTTTTGGCTTGTCTTCAGCCTCCGGGTCTTCATCTGCTACTTTCGCAGGGTCTCCACCTTCAGCATCTTCTTCAGCTGTATTTTCGTCTGGAATATCTCCTGACTCTTCAGCGTCTTCAATAGCCGGGTCTTCACCCTCTCCTTCAGCTTCCGGGTCTACTGACTCATCGCCTTGCTTTGCCATTGCTAGTAGTTTTTCAAGTCCTGGTAGCATCTTCTGAAGCTCATTTACTGGTACGGTCTTCATTGCTTCCGGTAATGCCATAGCAATCTCAACAATTCGCTGTAGATTGGGCGCTCCTTCTGCATCTAAAAACTGTTCATGTAGCTTAATTTTTTTGCCCATGTTTAGTTCTCCTTTATGGTCATTAAAAGTACAAATCTCACCGCAACGGCCTTTGTCGACTACTGCTAAATGATGGGGTTCAATGTTAATCTGCTCGAAGTCATAAACATCATGCTCAATAAGGTCTGCACCATAACCAAGACTTAATTGGTTTGTGCCGCCCTTGACAAGTTCAATTATTTCATTTGAGAGTTTAACACTATTCTGTATAGCAATTGTAGATGCAAGGTCTTTATCAAAAAACTCGATAATCTCTGAGCTTGATATTGTGCCTTTTACATGAATTGAATTAACCGGGTCGCTGGTTGATATATGACCATCGGTAATCGGCAGGTTATTCATCTTGTCTTGAATTGCTGATATTGTCTGCCGCGTACGGTAGACCTTGAAGACCTTATCCGGTGGCTGTTTGCCTATTTCAGCACCAAGGTACTCTTGAAAGCCGTCACGAATAGACTTGAGCTTTTTGTTTGCAAAGTCATAACATGTTTTATCTGTGAATATCATTACTCTTCATCCTCTTCAAATATAGCATGACTGCTACAGCGACAACCAAAATCTAAGCCGGGGAGTAGTGTTTTTTGGTCGCATGATGAGTATAAACCCTCACTTAGTATGAATACTTTATCATGCCTGGCTTGGTGGCAGACTCTTTTTCTTTCATCTTGAGTTGTTTTCCATACCGCTTTTGTTATTCCAGCATCCAACATTCTAGCTTTTGATGCGAGGGAATTGAAGGTGGTCACTTGCTGTCTAGCTACAAATTGAGCCGCGTCTTTCCGCTTTGACTTAGTTAAATCGAACCCAGCGATCACTTCTGACATTGGCTCACCCTCTGCCATTGCTCTAAGCGTGTTTGCTGTGAATGCTTGTAAAGTATCGTCTCTTAACTTTAAAGCCCATACCTGTGTCTCTAGCTTGTATGCGTTAATGGACTGCTGGACTGATTCATTCTGAATATACTGAGCTGAAGATATACCCGTGGCCTTTTCAAACCCTTTGTAGGTCTGTGCTTGGTTGTATGAATCAACTTTTCTTAGCAAGTCATCAACATACTTCTCTATTCGCTTTGTGCTGAACCGCTTTAGTATTTTACGCTTTGCTTTTCTGCTTAATTCTAAGAAAACTTTTGCGTAATTACCAACCTGTTTTGCATCCTGAAACTTCTCCACTGTCTTAACGTGAAGGCTATTAAGACTCTCATTCTTAAACTGGCTACCCATTGACTCAATCATGTAAGTCGTAAACCGGGCAAATTCCTTTTCGTACTTCTTTGGGTACTCTGGCATCTTAGCTGTTTTCATCTGTACCAAACACTTTGTCAAAGTCGTCTTCTTGACCTATGCCGTATTCATTTAGGTAAGCTGAGAAGTCTTCACCAATGCTTGCTAGTTTCAAAGCATTTTCAATAATAATACCCTCAAATTTAACCTTCTCGTTAGGCGTTTGCACTTGGTTATCTTTAAACTTGATTGGCTCTTTACCTAGTGCTTGTAAAAGCTCGTTGATTGGGTCGATTAAATATTCTGACTGGTGGTTAGTCACGGTCTCGGAAAAAGATTGCCTTTCGCTGTCTGCTTTGGAATTTAACCCTTTGGAAGACTCTCCAACAAGTATCGACAAAGGGATTCCTGTGACCATAGTTATACGTCTCAATGAGTGTTCAGCTACTTTGTCATAGTCGGCAAGCGTTTGATTTACAACGGTCACTGAATCCTCAGCATCAAGCAAGCCTGCACCGCTGATGCCACGACCGCCTTCCAGCGCGCTAAAGTATTTAACTAGCTCGCTCTCTTGGCCTGCTTGCATTGTATCTTTAAGTCCGTTCACACTATAAAACAGCGTTGAATTCTTCTCAATGATTGAAGCTCCGGCACGTTCGATAATGCCGTCATTAATCAACTGCGCTCGAATAAGTTCGAATAAGCTAACACCACCAAATCTGTATTGTGGTTTATCAAGCTCTGCTGGCTCTACAAAATTGAAGTCAATTATTCGGGAATGGTGAAACTCGTACCCTCTAATCCCGTAGGCTTTGATCTGGTAATAACGGTCTTCAGTCAGGTTAGTTCCATAATCTAGCGGGTAAACCATGTCGCCACTAAAGACATCAAACTTAGTGTTCTGGATATTAACTTGACTAGAAATAGGTTTTGAAAGGTCTTTACCCTTTTCATTGATGACGATTACACCGCGACCGAATGCTAGTTGGAACTTTGAAGCTCGCTTAACTGCTTTAGCTAATCGCTGGTTGTAAAATGTCTCCAGGTTTTTGTCATCGAATTGGATTGTTTTGTTGAGGGATGTGCTTGTGATAAGAGTGATTATGCGGTTGCCAATGCCACTAAGCATCAAGGCTCGCATCTCTGAGTCGGCTATACGGCTGGCCTGAAAGGTGTTTGTGCTTGCCGGGTTGCGTTCGTTTGTAAGGGAATTATAAAGACTTACGATTCCATCAATAAAGCTATGTGCCATTTTTTCCACCGATTGCGTTTTACGCGATTATCGCACATGGCTGTTAGTTGTCAAACTTATTGCTCAATTGCATTATTCATGACGGCTGTGGCTTGATGGTTGGCACTCCGGTGTTTTTCTATCTACAATCCCGTAATATATAATCATCATTACTCACCCGCCTCTAGTTTGTTTGCGTAATCAAGAAGGTTGGCATCCATCATATCAACATCACTTTGATCTAGTTGCCTAGATTGCACATAGTCCAAGGCTTTACGTATAACAGCAGCATCATGCTGGGCTAGTGACTGTTTAGGAACTTTCTTCATGTCATCAAGTAACCCTGTTTGCTCCCATGATGCGTGCTCACCATTCAAGTGAGATCCATAAATCCCGTCTGAATTCTCAACCAAAAAGGCTACTGAATATTTCAGGAACTCACAATGCGCTCCCAGTTCTTTGATCTTCTGCTCTGCCTCGGCCAGCTTTATAGTTGATTTATTCATACTAAAGCAACTCAGGCAACGGCTGCCATGCAATTACCCTCCTACAATAATTGCCATCAAAAAAAGTAGCATCCCCATCCCAACTATCAAATCTGCAAATACAAATTTCTGATTGCAAAACTGGGTTGGCAACCTTTGCCCTGCAAAGTACTACTTGATCCTGACCTGGCCAAGTAGATTTGTCATCCTCATCAAACAGCGTGACCTTAGATTCAATTGGTTCATTATTATTAGTTTTCATTTTTTTATTCCATTAGGCCACCAGGCCTGGTTATGCTTTTATTCGCTCGCCGATTATGGTCATTGTGTATGTATTGCGCTCTTGGAGTGCACCTAAAGTGATTTTATTTCATCTAGTATTTTTTTGAGCTTAATAACTATGTAATCAAACTCGGCTTTGTCTTCTCTGAACGGGCAAAGGTAAATTTCTTCAGAAAGAACTTTGAAGTCTTTCCTGTCTATTCTTACTATAATTGCCATTACTCACCTGCCTTTAGATTGTTTGCGGAGTCTATTGTCTAAATTAGACTCCATAAATAATCTTATAGAGTCTGCAGCTGCTATAAGATGTTTTGTCGGTTTCATAATTCATTTGCCTCTAGTTTGTACAAGCAACATTTTTTAAACTTCTTCTGGCTTCCGCAGGGACACCTCATATTTCTGCGTTTTTTGTTACTTGTAGCCCCAAGATGCATAGAACGCGTTTCATGGCCTCTCTGAAACACGGAAGTTGGTGCGATTGTGGCTAATTTAAGCTGGGCAATAACCATTTGCACCGCCAATTTGATTGAAAAAACAACCACTGAAAATCCAAATAGGATTACTCCACATAGCACCGCTAGGTCGCTACCTACTAAAAA